CGCTTCATATACAACGAATAAAACCGATGACCCTCGCTGATGTAAAAGAAACCACGACACAACCTCAACTCACTCCGCGCCAACTCATAATGCACCGTCTCATTCGACAACGGATTCAACCCCCCAGGCCCCAACATATACACAATCCCATCCGAACCCACAAACACCACCCCATAATCCACATGCACAATCGACTGACCACTCGCACAACCCACATCCATCGACACCGCATTATCACGCGAAAACGCAAAATCACCACCACCACTGTTATACCAATTCTCAATCGAACCCTCACCAAACACATAAATCCGCCGATTCAATACCTCAACACCAACAACCGGGTCCGGCTTGCTACTCGCACGCTCATAATCCAACACATCAAAAACCAACGAATCCAATGTGCTATGAAAAAACTCCTGATTCCGACTCGCCAACAAAAAATAACCATCCGTCCAACCCACATCCACCCACGCCTCATCATCACGAACATTCTCCAAATTGTCCGGCAACGGCGCATTGATGTCCACCAACTTGCCATGCGGCTCCTCCGTCCTATCCGCCTTGTTCTGCTCCGTCAAAAGCCTATCCTGCTCGTCGTCCCAAGCCTCCAAATCAAACCCATACACCCCACGCTTGTAGTTCGTCCAAATAATCCGCCGCCCATCCGTCGCCAAACGCACAGACAACCTGTCATCCTCAAAAAACTCGCTCTGGACGGCCGTAAATGACCCCGTCTGATAACTCACCCCACCATCACCCTCGCGCGCACCACGCCAACCACCCGACGCCAACCTGTCCCAATCAGCAAGCGAAAATACACCTCGACCCAAATCCGCCGACTCCCTCACCCGCACAACAAAATACCTGTTCCGACCATAAACACCAAACAACACATTCCCATACACCGCCGACTCAATCGCCACCATACCACGAACACCATTCCTATCATCAGGCGCAACCCCACCTACCGGATAGTTCCCCGTGAAACTACCCACAAAACGAAACAACTCCACCGCCCCAGGCGAAAAATAAATGACCGTCGACTCCTTACTCTCCGGCTCCTGCGGATTCACCGCATAACAATCCAACAAACGACTACCATCAAACTCCGCCTGACGACCACCCACAACCGTCCGCGCCAACGGCAAACGCACACGACGACCACCAACACCTCGACGCGTCGCCTGCATCATCAATCGCTTACCCATCACCAACCACCACGCCTACCATAACCCAACACCCAACCACCACGATTACCACCACTACCACGAGCATACTCCCCAAAATCAGTCGGCGGCACATCAAGATTCCGAGAACGCAACATCTTCACACCCTCAACCGCATTCTCCACCGTCACCGGACTCACCGACACCCCATACCGCGGCGACAACTCCAACGCCAAATTACAAATAATCGCACGCTCATAACCATCAGGCAAACCCACCTCCTCACCCAACAAACGACCACGAACAGCCGCATCACCACGCAAATCCGGCAAACGACCACGAAAAAATAACTCAACATAATCACCCGCCAAAAAACGACCATCAAAAGTCAAACGACCAACCGGCCAAGAACTCTCATAATGCCAACGAGAAGGACGACCATCAACATCATCAAAACCATCCAACACAACATCACTCAACGAATCCCTATCCAAACGATAAGACAAACCATCACCCACCAAACGATACAACACCTCATCAATACGCTCGGGGGCCTCAACACGAAAATCATTCCCCTCCGCCTCACCCACCGTCAACTCACGAGTAACCGCCGAAATAACCACCGACGGACGCTCCACACCAACACCCAACAACCCATCCAAATTCCAAGCATCCAACATCTGACCCAAACGCACAAACGCACCATCAATATCCTCCTCCGACACCGTGGTGTCCGTCCCTGGACGACCACGAACCCCCAACTCGTCAAGAGCCGACTCAACCAACCCCCGCCAAGTGGAAGCCATTCATCACGCGCCAGGCTTCAAATCCACCACCTTCTTACCCTGACGACGACCACGATTCTTTTTCAAACCATGCCGCTCCGGGTCACCATCCAACTTCGAAGCATCATTCGAACGGTCAGAATGCTCCTCCTCCAAACGCTCCGCACGCTGCTTCAAAGTCTCCGTCTCCCGAATCGCCGCATCACGCTCCTCACGCAAACGCGCCAACTCTTTCTGCACAATCTCGTCCTCCAACGCATTCTGCGGACTCGGCGGGGGATTGCGCCAACCACCACCAACATCGTCAGAAGGCTTCCCCTCCTGCTCCCGTGCAGCCTGATTCGCGGCAGGGTCATGTCGCAAACGAATAGGCACAACACCCGCCTTAAACGGATGGTCACGCCAACCACCCGCCTCCAACTCCTCACGAGTCGGACAACCCTGCGCCTGCTCATCAAAGAGTTGCCCTTCAGGGGCCTTCACCTTGTGGTATCGCCAAAATGTAGACATGGTTTTAGCCTCCGGTGACGACCCGAACAGCAACTTCAGGTCGGGTTACTTTCACAGCACCGCTGATATCGAGACGATGCCTCTCTTCCAAATCATTCCCGTTCGTCCATGCCGTGTAAAGCATAGCCAAACCGGTTTGCGGGTCACGCGCATAACCCTGCTCCACACCGCCCTTCGTTGAAGGAGACATGCGGATGTTCACATACTGCAGGGCTGACGGGTGGAAGCCAAAAATCTGACGATAGGTCGTGCCAGCCCCAGCATCAGAAGTCCCCTCGCCAACAACCGTGATTGCGGCATTGTCGCCGGGAACTGCAGAGCAGTTCTTAAACGCCTTCTTGACGACCGTGTTGCCGGTGCCGCCGGCCGTGGCGGTCGCGCCGCCAGCGTTGATTTCCGGGTAAATCGGAATGTTCGCCGTGCCGGTCGCAGTGCACTCCACATCGGCAGTGACGAGGAATGTCTTGTCCTCATTCAGCGTCTTGCGATTGCCATACGGCTCGACATCTTTGACGCCGGCGATGGTAATCAACTGACCCTTGTTGAGAATCTTGCGGGCAGCGGGAGAACTCCCCCAACCATCCGTTGCGAGCGTTGTTGCGCCGTCGGTCGCCGCGGCAGACAACTGCGGTGCGCTTGCGGTGGTGGCGGTGCTGCGATAGTCAGCGACTTCGTAGTCCGGCACATTGACGGACGAGTAAATCGCGTAGCCGCCGTAGTGACCGCGATAACGCTGGCGAATGATTTCGCTCATGATGCTGTCGGCTTGCGGATTCAGCTGCAGAATTTCTTTGCTGAGGCCCGCGATGTCCTCCGGCGACATGATGAAGTTCATGCCGTCAGGCATGTGTCGACGCGCGCAGAATGCGTTGATGTCCGTCATGTTGGCGGTTGTGAGATTGCCGCCAACATCATTTCGGGCGAGGAAGTGAACGCCTTCGTGCAGTTCCACGCCGCCTGCGGTGTCGTAGTCGGATGCCAACTGGCGGCCCAACTCCGGCATGTAGCGGTCGTAGAAACCATAAACATCGAAGGTTTTCTCTTCGTTCCCCAAGTCCAACACCGCCTTGCGCTCGATGTTGACCTTGATTTCAACATACTCGTCGATGAGTCGGTTGATGTCGTTGTCGCCGGCATTGGAAGCAATCGTCCGACCGGCAGTGGTGAATGCTTTGTAGGCCTTCTTGACGGTGAGGATTTGCCCGATGTGTTTGGCAAAGGCATCGTCGTAGTCAGAACGGCCGAGAAGCGGGAAAAAGAGATGGGTTTGAAGCCCCATAATCGCCATGTTGGCGATTTCTGCTGGGGTGATGACAGAGGAGTTTGTGCCACTGCCGATGCGTACGCCTGCCATTGTTCAGTTCCGGTAAGAGGTTAGTGCACCATTGCCCCGCCGATGCTTTTGCCCGTCCGGTTTTTGTATTCGCGCATGAATGCGTTGCGAAACGCTACGCCGCCATCGTTTTTGTTGGCTAATGCCGCCATGTCGATGGGGGCGGCGGGGACATTGTCGCCGCTGCCGGAGAGGGGTGAAACATTGGGGGCGTTGCTTGTGGTGGTTTTGCGCCTTTTGGGCGCAGGCTCCACCAGTTTCTTCAGCGCGTTTTCTTGTTTGGAAGCGGTAGCCAGATAGGAGATTTTTGACGCGGCGACGGGGTTTTCCATCATCGCGTTCATCGTGGCGTGCAGTTCATTTGGCGTTAGTTCGGGGTCGGATAGGTAGTCCAGAATCGGGTTTGTAAGCCGTAATGAACCTCTTTCGACCATTTGATACCACACGCCATATGTTCCGTCATCGTCGTGACTCTTGCTGGCTTTTTCGATGGCTTCGAATTGTGCTTCGACTTCGGGTGGGAGTGACGGC